CTAAACTCATCCCAGTAACCCAGAAGCCCGGCATCGTCCGGGAACTCACTCGGTACGCGGGTGAGGGTGGCTGGTATGACGCCGACAAAGTCCGCTTCCGCTACGGCCAGCCCGAAAAAATTGGCGGTTGGCAAAACGTCAATGGCATCAGCGACCCCAAGTCAATTCCCGGCGTGGGCCGCAGCATCTTCACGTGGACCACCCAATCCGGCTACGTCTATCTGGCCGTAGGCACCAACTCCCATCTGGCAATCTGGTACGGTGGCCTCTACCACGACATCACCCCCGTCGCCGCATCCATCTCTGCCACCAACGCAATCAGCACTTCTGCTGGATCCACCACCATCACCATCGCGGTGTCGGCCCACGGCCAGGCCACCGGCAACTACTTCTACGCCACCACCGTCGCCGCAACCGTAGGTGACAACATCTATCCGGTGTCCGCGCCCTTTGGGGGCTACCCCATCACGGTGATCGATGGCAACACCTTTACCATCAACACCGGCACCACAGCAGCCGCCACCTCTGCCGCAGCCGGTGGCCTCCTCCAAGGCTACTTCCTCTTGGCCCCTGGCCCCGCGTCCAACCAGCTTGACACCGGCTGGGGTGCTGGCGTGTGGAGTGGACCCCAAGCCTGGAACGCGGAATTCACCGCGTTGGCCCCACTCCGCTTCTGGAGTCTGGACAACTGGGGAGAAGACCTGGCGGCCTCACCCCGCAACGGCCAGATCTACTACTGGGATAGCAGCATGGGCTTGACGAGTCGAGCCTACCTCGTCTCCACGACCCCCAGCCAAAATGCCCAGATCCTGGTGTCGCCAGAAGACCGCCACCTGATATCCTTTGGGTGCCCCGACGCCCTCACCTCCGTGGTCAACCCCCTCTACATCCGCTGGTGCAACCAGGAAGACATCACCGACTGGAACGCATCGGCCACCAACACCGCTGGCGACAAGGTCCTGTCGGGTGCCTCCCGCATCATTGCGGCGCGGCGGACCCGAGGCCAGATCCTCATCTGGACCGACGAAAACCTCTACAGCATGCAGCAGGTGGGTCCCCCCTACACCTTCGGCTTCCAGCTTATCGGTACCAACTGTGGTACCCTTGGCCAAAACGCCATGGTTGAGGTGGGCGGGCGTACCTTTTGGATGGCCGATGAACGCTTCATGGTGTATGATGGTGCTGCCGCCCGCCCCATGAAGTGCGACGTACTTCGCTACGTCTTCGACAGCCTCGACCGCAGCCAACTCGACAAGATCTACTGCGCCAGCAACACCTCCTACAACGAGGTGATCTGGTTCTACCCAACGACCACGGGCGAGATCGATTCCTACGTCATCTACGACTACATGCAGGACGTGTGGAGTATTGGCCGCCTGGTCCGCACCGCGTGGCTCGACCAGGGCATCAACAGTTTTCCGATTGGGGTCGCTTACGAAGCGTCCGCAACCAAACTCTACTACCACGAATTCGGCAACACCGCCGATGGGGCAGCCATCAACGCCTACATCGAATCCAATCTTTTCGATTTGGATGCGGGCCAGGAGTTGATGTTTGTGGATCGTATCATCCCCGATTTTTCGGGGCGCGATGGCGGAGTCATGACGGGCAACGTCACCATGACGCTGCATGCCCTCAAGTATCCCAACACCCCCGAATCCATGGAAGTGACGAAGGGACCCTACCTGGTTTCCGCCGCCACCCAAAAGATAGATTTCCGGATGAGGGGCCGCCATACATACTATCGCATTGAGAGTAATGATGTCAATACTTCTTGGCGTCTGGGTGCGATTCGTTTCCGGCTTGGCCGAGATGGTGAACGATGAAACCGCTTCTTCCCCTGCCCCCGACTTCCCTTCCGGTTGATGCCCAGATGGCGTGGGGGGAAATGATCCGCGTCCTCAACCTCTACCACGGCCAGGTGGTGACGGGGCCAGCAGTGACAGGCTACACAGTTTCTGCTACAGTACCGGCGTCGGCCACCCTCGATCTGGGGACAGTAACGGTTACCGCTGTTGCCAACACCCTCGTCAAGCTGCTGACGGATCTGCAATCGAAGGGCATCGTGAAGGTGGACAAGCTATGAAGGGATACGATTCTTTCATCAAGGGTTACGCTGAGGGCGGCCCCGTCAATCCCTTTGAAGCTTTCGTGGCCCCCAAGGGAAACATCTTTCGGACGATTCCGCGTACCTCCCGACCCACCTTCACCCCGTACAATCCGAATCAACAACTCTACGGTGGACCTGCTGAACTTCCGAGTGGTTATCGTAGCATCTACGGCAACCTTTCGAGGATTCGGGAGGAGCAAGCACGTCGTCGTGCTGCCGCAACTCCGACTCCTGCGCCCCAACCGGATCAGCCCTCCCAGGGTGCGGACCCTGCCCCGGCACCACCGTCTCCAAACCAGTCTCCCGCCCAAAGGGAACTCGACACATACAACCAGGAAGCTGCGGCAAGGGAGGCTGCTGCGAGAGAGGCTGCGGCGAGAGAAGCTCAAGACCTACTTAATCAGCGACCCATCGATACGACGCCGATCTTCGATGCGCCGCTTCCGTATGACATGGAGGATTTTCCGCTGGTAACGGTTAATCCTCCCACCGAGACTGTGCCAGAAACGACGCCGACAGTTGATGACGAGATTACGCGGGACTACCTAGGTCCTCCCACTCCGCTGGATCGGGTGGTGGAGGATGTCCTGCGGCCCACGCCAGAGTTGGTTCCTGGCGATGTCACGTTGGTGGGACCAGACGACACCGAATTGTCGGTAGAATCTCCGGAAACGCCCACCTCCGAAGTGGAAGCTGGCCCTGGCTTCGACCCGGATTTTGGGATGGGATCTGAAGAGATCCCTAGTGCGGCACCTCCCGCTGAGGTGGCGACCCCCGCCCCCAATTTGGGGGATGTGCTTTCGTCCTACAGCGACGATGCGTATGCGACCCCGGAAGTTGGGCTGGATCTTGCGGACATCCCCGACACCACGATGGAGGGGGCAGCCAAGAATGAAGCCCTTTCGGGGAAAGCCCAAGGCGCAACTCTTGGAGATCTTGGAAAGTCTGTCTTGCAGGGTGTGGGTGTGCTGTCCCCGCTGGGCCTGGCCAATACCCTCGGGGGCATGGCTGTGTCCAACTACCAGAATGAAGAGGCCCCGCCCAAGTCTTTGATGGGGATGGCTTTGGAGAAGGTTGCTCCGTCTTTTGCTGCAGGGATCTCCCCGGCAGCCAAGCAGGAATTGCAGACACGCGGGGAAATCGCTGGGACGCAGATGGCGGAGCAGGTCAACGCGGGCCAAATCTCCCCCACGGCTGCGGCAACAGCGTTGACTCAAGACCAGAATCTGATAGGATCGCTGGGTCCCGCATTGGCTGCGTTGGAGCGTAGTATTGGTACGATGAAGGGCGGCGATGAGGAAGGCGAAACCCTCTCCGCACCGGAGGCGGAAACGGAATCCCCCGCAGTAGATTTCGGTACTCCCGAAATTGAGACGGGCACGCCCGCAACTCCCGATCTGTCGGGCTTCGATGGGGGCGACACCGAAGGTGGTACGGATGGAGGCGATAGTGGTGGAGATAGTGGAGGCGATAGTGGTGGCGACGGTGGGGGTGGCAGCGATGGGGGCGGGGGTAGTGAAAGCGATGCTGGCGGTGGTGGTAGCGATGGCGGCTGGGCTAAGGGCGGCTACGTACCGGGGGATAGTGGCGGCATGGATGACGATGTTCCCGCCGTCATCGATGGAAAAGCGCCCGCACGCCTATCTTCCGGGGAGTTCGTATTTGACGCCGCGACGGTAGCCGCCCTGGGGGATGGCAACAATGAGGCGGGGGCCAAGAAACTCAACATGCTCCGCGAAGCCATCCGCCACAAAGCATATGGCCACAAGAAGCAACCCCCCAAAAACTACAGCATTGGGGACCTGGTGAGGCTCTATGATCGTATGCGCTGACGAAGGGGACATCCCGGCGATTGGCCGTCTCCTCGTAGAGATGCATCAGTCGTCGGGCCTTGACATGCCCCCGCTTTCCCCCGGCAAGATCGAGGCCACCCTAGAAGATGTCCTTGCCACGGGCATCATCTTCTTGGGTATGCGGAATGGGGAGGTGGCCGGTGTTTTGGCCCTCAAGGAAGCATCTCACTGGTTCAGCGAGGGGCGCTTCTTCGGGGATGTTGTCTTCTACGTGGGCCTCAAGCACCGGCAGTCCGCGTTGGGTCCCCAACTGTTGCGTCGTGCCTCCCGATATGCTAAGATGCGGGGTCTTCCCTTGTTGATGGCTGTCGTCAACGGGGTTGATGTGGACCGTAAAGACAAGCTGTATAAGCGGCTGGGGTTTCGCCACATCGGTGGCGTCTATAGTAGGGGTATCTGATGGGCTGGTTTTGCGAATCCTCCACGACTCCAACTACCACGACGCAAACCAACACGGTCCCCGCGTGGTACGAAGATGCGTTGCAGAGGCTGGTCTCTGCGGGCGAAGAAGAGATCGCGGACAAGCCCTACCAGTATTACGATCCCCAGCAGAGGGTTGCCCAGCTTTCCCCCGCCGAGGAACAGGCAATCGCGGCCACTCCCGACGCGGCAGGTGCGTACATCCCCGGATTGTCGGCGGCCTTCGGCTCCGCTGCGATGGGGTCGCGGGGCATCCAGGATGTCAACTTTGCGGATTACATGAATCCGTACACGCAGAATGTCGTGGACATCCAGAAGCGCGAAGCCATCCGCGACTACGAGAAGATGCGCCCCGGCATGGGCTACAGTGCGGCGAAGCAGGGTGCCTTCGGTGGCGCACGTCACGGTGTCGTGGAAGCGGAAGCGGAACGCAACCTGGGCCAGCGTCTTGGAGATATCCAGCAAGCGGGGCAGGAGCGGGCCTTCACCGCAGGGACCAACCTCTTCACCAACGAAGCCCAGCGCCAACTCCAGGCTTCGCCCATGTTCAGCCAGATCGGCGAGGCTTCCCAGCGGTTGGGACTCACTGGCCTCGATGCCGTCTTGAAGGCACAGGCTATTCCCCGCAACGTGGAACAGCAACTGCGCGACGCCCAATTCCAGGAATACATGCGAGAGCAGGGCTACGGCATGGGCCAGTTGGGCGGCCTCAGCGGCATCATCCGAGGGGTATCCCCCGGCGGCACCACCACCACGCAGGGCCAGGTTGCGGGATCATCTCCCTTCCAAGCCCTCGCAGGGTTGGGCCTCGCTGGGGCCGGTATCTACAACCTCTTTAGGTAAGCACCCATGGCAGATCTCCCCCGGCCAGGATCTCTCAGCTTTGAGCAGTTGCAGGAACTCACGCGGAGTCCCGAATTTCAGAATTTGCCCTGGTTCTACCGCCAGCAAGTCATAACGGAGTTTCAGAATAAGCGACCGGGCTTGATGCCTAGGGTTTCGGCGGAGGAGAGGCAAGCAGCCCGTGTGCCGGGAGAGACTCGTAGCATCCTTGCTGGGGAGCGCGCCCGCCAAATTGGCGGAGGTCCCGCTGGTCCCTACGCAGAAGATCTGAGTTCCGCTGGCATCCGGCAAATGCTTCCCCGCCCGGAAATTCCCACTGCGGGAGAAACTCCGGTGACGACGGCGGTACCTTCGGGTGCGGCAGCGCAGCCTGACCCCTACGCGGAGATGCGGGCTGCCGTCATGGGTATGGGTGGTGGCGGGGGACCCCGGCCCAAAATTGCTAGGCCGGATACCTCTCAGGTCCTCAAGGATATCCCGCAGGTGGGGGAGAGGCAAGCGGGGGAAACCTACAAGGCTGACCCCTACATGACCATGCTGCAGACGGGGCTGAAGATCCTGGCGGCCAAACCTGAAATTGGTCAGTCTGCCCTGTCCACGATTGCCGCGCCCCTGGCTTCGGGCGTGGAGCAGTATCGTGGGGAGAAGCAGAAGGAAGCCGAGTCCCGCAAGGCCGAAGCTGAGGCAGCCCGCACTGACAAATACCGTCAGGCCGAGGCGGCCCGCAGCACCGCCGGTCTCGCCGCGCAGCTACGTCAGCAGGATCTCACGGCATCGATTGCCGAAGCCGAAATGGCCCAAAGGGCAGCGCAGCACGGCCAGAGTGTTTCATTGCAGAAGATGGACCTCCTTCGCAAGATAGAAGATGATCGGCGTACCGATATAATCCGTAAGGCATCCACACCTGAAGCCCGCATGAATCTGATGAATTCGGAGGCGGACGGGTTGGAGGAAGTTGAGAGGAAACTGCAGGATCCCAAGCTTTCTGCCGGGGAGCGTCAAATCCTTGAAAACGTCAAGGCCCGCAAGGAACGCAATTTGAGTTACCTACAGGGCACTGCCCGCACTGAGATGCAAAGTGACACGTCCGAAAAACTTGCCTTGCGGCGGACGTTGACGCAGATCGACCTGCAAATTGCCAAGCTGGGGTCGGGAATCCCCACGCCAGACACGACAAAGGCGTTGGCGGATTTGAAAAACAAGCGTAGAGAAATTGCTGCGGCTTTGGGTGAAGGGGAAGGCGGAAAGTCTATTCTGCCGCCGCCTCCATGATCCCTGACAAGATTGAATGGGATCCGGAAGCGAAGTCCTGGATTGCATCCAAGGATACTCCGGACGCCATCACCGCAGAGTGGGATGGGGAGAAGTGGGTCAAGGGTAAGAATCCCTCTGGCCCCGGTTCCCTGCGGCGCGGCT